GTTCTCGAACTGGTCAGCGAGCGGGCCTTCCCACTGCGCACCGGCGATAGAATAGAACCGGCGATCTTGCAGGCACTGAAGCCGCTCGTCGCGCATCGCGGACTGGATGCTGTCAAACTCGATCAGCGCCTCGTAATGCGCGTTCGCCAGTCTCTGATCTTTTGTCAATCGCGCCACGGGTTTGCCTCGCAAGATAATCCGGCCGAATTATACGAGCATTTGATCAAGAAAACAATCACCGCGCCATAGGCATCACACTGGCCACCGGCCGAGCCACTTTCGGCTTGCTGTTGTTCGCCCGGCGCGCGCCCTCGCAGGCATAGCGCAGGGCGTCGATGACGTGGTTGTGCTTGTCCTCAAGCACCGGCAGCACCTTGCCCGTGTCGGGATCGGTCTTGTAGCTGTAGAGCGTCAGTTCGTCGATCGTGTGCTGGCAGCGCGGGTGAACGATGATGTCAAACGACTTGAGCCACTCGATGCCCTCCTCGACCGACTTCGGGCCTTTGACCGCAGGCATGATCTTCGGAAAGCCGTTCTTGCGCATGTGGCTGATGGTTTCCGGCCGTGCGCTGTCTGCCACCATCGGCCACTTCTCGGCTTCTGGGATCGTCATGAACAGCGAAGGCGTGTCCACGATCTCGCAGCCGATCTGATAGCACTCATAGTCGATGAACAGCTTGCGACCGACGATGTGGCAGCGAATGCCGACCGTCGGGTCACTGGCAAAGCCCCAGTCCGCGCCCAGGCGGTGGATCGCATTGTCGGGCGCATCGAACTCGTCGATCGTCCAGTTCTTGAACACGCGGGTCTCGCTGTTGCGGACGTATTCGCCCTTCCAGACATGCAGGTATTTGTCCGGGTCGCGCCGCTTGTCGTATTCCATCTCCTCGCGCAGAACGTCAGGAAACCACGGGTTGTCCTGGTAATTGACCTCGACGATGACGCTGTCGTCGGGCGGGGTCTCGCCGCGCAGCAAAGCCTCGATCGGGTCGGTGTCGTATCTCGGGTTCCAAGAGAACACCAGTTGCGAGCCGGGCTTGCGGATCGTCGGGCGCAGAAGATCCAGCGAGAACTGGCTGATCGACTGCGCTTCCTCGACCCAAGCGATGTCGAAGCCTTCGAGCGACTTGATGCTGTCCGCCGTGTGGTTCTGCATCCCTTGGAAGATAATCACGCCGCCGTGAGGGCACTTGATCTCGGACTGCTGGACCTCGAACAGATGCCCGACGCCCAGTTCCTCGATCTTGTTCTCGATCAGCTTCTTGACCGACTGCTTGAGAGACTTCTGCACCTCGCGCACGCAGACGACGTCGGTGCGGCGCATCACGCAGCGTTCAACGATCCACTCGGCGAAGAACCACGATTTCCCAGAGCCGCGTCCACCATGCGCCCCGATGTAACGGGCGGTTTCGCGCTCAAGGATCGGGGCGGCCCAGCGCGGTGTCTGGATGTCAAGTTTCATTGGCTGGAAATGCGCGCTTGCATTTCTGGGGAAACAAGATTGACCGAGGACATATCGTCAATAATCGCAAACACATCCTCAAGCGTTGCATCGGGCTGACCGGGCGGACGTCGACCCAACCGATATGCTGTTGTCGCGGCGGCTTTTGAAGAAACTTTGCCACCCATCGCTGGGAAATCCTGCATGCCGCACTCTTGCAAGCGTTGGCCAATGCCTTGGACCCTAAATTTCTCTGCAACTTCAAGGTCAAGCACAGAGGCGCTGCCATCGGGGCGCACAACAACCTCAATCGTTCCGCCGCTTTGCGGGTCTGTGTAGCGAGCGCGTTCAGTTCCGGCGCCAAAGACATTGGACGCATCCCTGCGGGTGACATTGAAAGACGCCGCTTCTGCCCTGCTCATTGGCTCAATAACGCCTTCATCAACCAAGCGGTCATAGGTGCGACGCAAAGACCGTTCTCCGGCCTCCGTCAGTCCTCCCGTTGGCGCGTTCGGATTTTCTCTGCGGAACAGATATTGCAGTTCTCCACCGATCCCTTGGCCTTGCATTTCACCGACAACGGCAAGTTCAGTCATGTCTCCTCTAGGCATGATAAAACCAACAACATCTTGCTCACCAACATCAGGGTTGAAAGCCGTGGCGTAAAAATCACCTTCTGGCCCACGGTAGAAAGTCACATCTCCTTGCGCCCCAACACGTCGAGCGTTGCGAGGCAGCATCCCATACATGTCACCCATCATTAGGTTCGGGCGATCTTCTGCTGCAACCCGCGAGCCGCTTGGGTTCACATCTCTCAAATAGCTTTCAAAACCTGGTGGTGCTTGCGGCGCCTCCTGCATGGCACGATCAACGTCATCGAAGGTCAGCGGAGGCCGCCCAGCGCCGCCGCCAGTCTCAGGCGCGCGCAGCGGTGATCTGGCGCCCACAGGCGGGCCAAAGACGCTGAAGAGCGTGTTCGGGTCCATTCTCGATGCGGTCTCAGCAATGCCGCGCCCTATGGTGGCCGAGAGCGGCGCAGCGCCGACAACATTGAGGCCAGCCTCCAAAGCGCCGAGACCCATCTGCAACGGGTCGCCTTGCTCGTATCCAGAGCGAGCCGTGCGCGCGCCTTCCTGAATGCCAAACGGAATGCCGAGCGGCGTGAAGTCAGCTAGGCCAATGCCAAAGCCGCCATCAGTCGGAGCGGTGTCGCCTAAGATGCGGCGGCTGTATGATCCAGCCACATAGGGATCGATGCCGCGACGGATCAGGGCATCCTGAACTCTGGCGGCGCCGCGCTGGCGTAGCGTCAGATCAGGCTCTTGCAGCGTGCCGTATTGGGCTTCCATTGCAGAGATGTCTTGCGGTGTCAGCGAGGGCTGAACGATCGCGCCTCGATATTGCTGCACCTCTTGCGGCGTGAAGCCTGCTGCAAGGAAATCTTCGTCAACCAGCCGACGGCCAAACATGCTGTCGTATTCGTCCATCTCGGCCAGTCTGCTCATCAGGTATTCCTTGGATCAACAATCGTTCTCTTGATCTCGACCGGGATCGCGCCGCCTTCTGGGCCTGAGACTTCGTTCTTGGTGGCGTCAGAGTAGCCGTGCTTGGTCATCATCATCTTGGTGATCGAGGCATTGAACACGTTTGAAAGGCCACCTCTGAGCAATTGGCGCTCTTGCTTTTCTGCAATTGCACTGAGGATGTTAGAAAATTCTTTCGTTTCATCCTTTGCCCACGCGTGACATGTCTCGCGGCGAATGCCGATCTCGCAGGCCAATCCTGCCACGCTGGGAACGGGATCGCCGACCTCTTCCCATCCACCGTTCACATAGGCCCAAGCCTTTTTGACGATCTCTGGCGTGTAGTCTGACGGTCTGCCTGCGTTGCTTTTCTTGGCCATTGTCTCACCTTTTCTCCGGCATAGCGGCTCGGGACGCTGTGCGTGATAATATGCTCTCTCTGTGGAAAAAGCAACGAACCCGCGTTGCGCTTGATTGGTGGGGCGGCTTGGCTTAGAGTGGAAAGCGGCGGTGGGAGGTTCTGAGCCTCAACCACCGCCTTGAGAGACACGAACTTTGGCGAGTTCCGCGTGCCTCTGACGAGAGATATACCGCAAAAGCGGGCGCGCTTTCAAGAACTCTCCTGACTTTTGACGCTTTCAAAGCAAAGCGACGTGGTTTCGCCGGGTCGGCTCAAACAACCCGGATGCTTCGGGCCTCTTTTGCCGCGCGACCTACGGGGCGCAATGGACTTTCCGGGCCGATGTGCTGGTCTCAGTGCCGACACATCAGAAGCGCGCATATAGGCTGACAAGGGCCGGGGTCATCCTGGGGTCAGAGGTGTGGCGAGCCTGGGAAAGTTGCAGCGCGTGGATACGGGGCTAAAGCTGACAGGCAGGCCGCTTTGATCTTTCCTCGGGGAGGTCAGCCTGAGCGGAAAACGGAACTATGCCCATCCATAAACTAGACGCTCCTGTTGAACCACTCGACCAGGCGCTTGGACACGCCCAGGGCGTCGGCCATGTCCCCCAGGTCAGCGATGGCACGAACCCACTCGGGCTGGCCGAGCATGTGATGGCAGTGCAGCGAGACGTAGGTGTAGGCCTCGAGGCGATCGGCGAAGCGCAGCATGGGGAAGTCTGCCACGAAGCTGGCGATGCCCATGTCCTTGCGTGCGTCGGCCTCTGCCTGGGACAGCGCGGCATTGAGGGCATAGCAGGCGCATGTACCTTCGGGCCATTTGCAATCACTCATCGGTCTTGTCCTCCAGTTCTGCGAGGGTGGCGCTGGCTAATTGGATCAGGTCGACAGGATGTCGATTTACCACTGCTACCTCTTTAATAAGCCAAACCGCCTTCTTCAGCTTGGCCTCTGCTTGCTGCGCTCGTGTCTCCCAGTGCTGCATGTAGTCCATCACGCTGGGGTTTCTTACAGCCACTTCGCAGATGCCTGATGTTTTCATTAGGTGAAGTTCGGCCTCCAGTTCTGCGAGGCGGTCGGCGCGGACGTAGTGCCCGCGTTCATCCGGCCACCC